GCCGTTGGCATCATGCCACCTTCGCGCCCAACTTCAGCTTGGCCCGGCCCAGACGTAAACTGCCCCGCCAACGCATTTCTGAGTTCAGCGTCACTACGCATATACGGAGCGCCACCGCCACCGGCTTGCGCTGGCATTCTGAGTCCAAGCAACTCCATCAGCCTGTTTTGCCCAGCTAGGCCAGCCTGGCGGTAAGGCTCTTGCCCCGCCATCTGCCGGTCAAACATCTCCTTCTGCAATGCCGCAGCGCGGTCAGCAGCACCGGCCTGAGTGCTGGCCGCATCGCTTGCGCCGCTAGCGGCCAATGCACCGCCAAGAAGCGATGACCCACCCATAAATAACGTGCTGGGGCTAATTGGATCAGGCATGACTGCTCTCCCATTCATCAAAAGTTTCAAAAGCGTAGAACTCGCGGATTTCGCGGGATACCTTACGCATATGCTCAAAACCACCAATCAAAAAAGCAGTGGCAATGTGTATCTCAATCCCAAAGTTTCTGAGGTGAAACGCAAGGTTTCGGAGGTGCTTTTTCTCGCTCTTACACATCTCGTTTGCATCGTAAAACCCATTGATCGACGCCATGATCAACGGTTGGTAATATGTGTAGTTTGCCATAAACCAAGGGTTTGACGGGAGAGAAAACATCAAGGAGGTAAACACCCTGTTTATGTGGTTGCTTTCAATTTCAACGTCTTTGTCTATCAAATCATCCCAAAGTTCTACGGCGTCAAATAGACAGTTCAAAAAATCAACTGCGTGCTGGTTGCCCAAGCACCAGGTTTGTTTGTTTGCTTGATTGGCTACCTGCCATTCTTCAGACATGACGGGCATCTCTCACTCCAGCAACAGGTTGTTGTTCGCAGCGGCTTGCATAATGACCCAGTTGGTGCCGTCCGACACCATCGTCGCCCAGTTTCCCACAACATCCAAAAGGATCGCCGTACCGGCGCTGGTGCTGTCAAGCGGCACAACATTACTCGACGCTGACACCAGAGTCTGCGGCTGCATGTTCTTAAAAATCAACTGCCGCCCGATCCATGCAGACGCTGTCGGCAGCGTGACCGTACAGGTTGAGCCAGACTTGTTGTTGATCAGCCAGGCTTCGCCAACCGCCACGGTAAAGTTGGCAGTCTTGGTAACCGGCGCCGACACCGTATTGACCACTGGCGTTGTCCAAGTCGGCGTACCTGCCCCGGCGCTGGTTAACATCTGGCCGGACGTACCCGCCAAACTAAACGCATAGGCCGTACCCGTGCCGTAGGCAATACCGCCTGCCGTGGGGGTAGCCGTAGCGTTTGTGCCCCCGTTGGCGATTGCAAGCCTTCCAGCAAGCGTTACAGCCCCCGCAGTAGCCGTGGCGGGTGTCAGGCCGGTAGTGCCTCCAGAAACGCTTAGAACGCCCGTGTTGGAAATTGTGACGTTGCCCGTGGCACCAGACACCGATATGCCAGTTCCAGCAATGTTTGACAGAACGCCCGTGTTGGCTACCGTGATGGTGCCTAAGCCGTTGGTAACCGAAATGCCTGCGCCGATCCCTAGCGTGTTTAGCGTGTAACCCGTGCCGTTTCCGATCAGCAATTGCCCGTTTGTCGGGATTGTGCCTAGACCCGTGCCGCCAGAGGTGACGGGAAGAATGCCTGTTCCTTCCCCGGTAAAGGTGTACAGGCTATAAAACCAGCGATACCACTGACGCGAGATTGCACCCGTGCGCTCGTCAATGATCGGCACCCGTGGCGGGGTGATCTGGGTTTGATTGCCGACAGTCATGCACTAGTCGGGCTGAGTAGCAATTCAGCCCCCATGATCGCTATCTTGTTGGGGTCGGTGCCGGAGAGCTCGTACACCCGGTCGCGCAGCTTCAAGGTCATACCCAACCGACGCCAAAAGGTTCGGTGCCCATACGCGCCAATTTTGCCAATTGACGACCAATGCTCGTTGCTCCAAGTGTGACCACCGTCATCTGACCAGCGCAACATTACCTGCGGGTCATAGCCTGGCGCAGCAGGGTATGAATTGGTGACTAAGTTGTACCCAGTAATATCGGTATCTGACAACTCGTACTGGCCCAAAGGCTCAAAACCGTCCCCTGCTTCGGTGGTTAAAGTAACCCCCGATTGCGTGGCTAAAAACGTTTGCACGTACTCAGCCACAAGGTCTAACCCCGCTTCAGTGTCAATATTTTCGCTGGCATACGCAGGGTACAAATTTAGCCCAACGCCTGCTTCACAGTCTAGTTGCAGACTGTGTTGCGCCGTGCGCTTCAGATTGTTTTGGCCGGTTGGCAGCGCCCTCCACGATCTCAGCCACTTTTGGATGCCGCCATTGTCAGCGTACACATCTAGGTCAAACCGATATATGTCGCCGCTTTGGAAGTCGCCCACAATAATGTTGCCGCCAAAGTTGCACTGGCAGTTGCTGCGGTGCCGCATAAAGTCGCCGCCATCAAAACCCGCACGTTCGTGCCAGACTTGGGTGGATGCATCGTAGACCCAAGTAGCGTTGCCGCTTGGAAACGTCAGCACGTAGAAGGCATGGCCTTCTTGCTGGTAGGTGTAGGCAATAGCGTCCGCAATGTTGCCGTACTGGGCAATTGCGTACTCTATGGCATGGGTAGAAATCCTAATGCCCACATACCCGTTGGCACGGTAAACGATGCCTTGCCCCCGAGCGTCAGTGCCTAGCCAAAACAAGCCGTTGTCCAGCTTGGCAATTGAGAACGCAGCAACGCAACCAATCTCGTTGAACGCGCCTTGGATGCGCTGTAGTGGGAAGTCAGCGCCGCCAATGTTGTACCAGACCTCTACCGAGTCTGTGCCAAATACCCACAGCTCGCGGTAGTTGGAAATAACAGCCACCACACCATCGGGTGCGCCTTCAGCGCTGGCAAAGTCCAACGGGTCAACTGAAGTGCCATCTAGCAATTGAGACACCCAAAGAATTTGGCTGTTGGGTTGGTTAAAGACAAAATACCCGTCCAAGTAAGCGACCGTCACCGCTCCAGCAAAGTCAGGGTCGGTGATTTGGGCGAATACGTTGGTGGCTTCGTTGTAGATAAACCCGTCAGGATTGGTGGCTAAGAATAGTTGCGTGCCGTTGTCCGCAATAGACACCGGGCCGCTGCTGGTAGTCAAAGTCCCCAACAGTTGTGGCGTGGCAGTCAGGCCGGTCATCTTGTAGAGGCCAGAACCAGAGACTACAAAGAAGTCGCTGCCGTTAGTCTGGTGCGCCCACAACGCCCGGATCGGCCCGGTGCCTACGGTCTGTAGGAAGTCAAGGCCAGGTGCGCGATTCAGAAAGCCAGGTTCCTTGCCGCCTTCTGGGATGGCCTCTGGAAACAGATTGACCATGCGGTTGTTCGCAGCGTTGATACTGCGTGCAACATAGGCCGACCCAAGAATCGGCGTTTTCATTAGGCACTCACAGCCTTAATCACTGCAAAGGCAATCACAATTGCTTCAGACAAGGAGCCCAAGGAAATATTTCGCACGTTGATGCTTGCTGATCCTGCCGCAGACTGAGCGTTAAGCAGGTAAGAACCGGCAGTGCCTGCGCTGATATGGTTCATTACCAAAATATCGCCAGCTTCAATTACAGTGTTGGTCAGCGTAAAACTAACAGTCGTAGATGCAGGCAACGCAGCGCCGTCTAGTGTAATTTGACCGGTAGATTTGCTTAAAGTAACCGCTGTTGCTTTGCTAACACTTTGCGTTACAGTTCCACCAGAACCAGTTGCATATCCCTGCTTTCCCGTTCCACTAATAACTTGATTGCCAGTGGTGCTAAGGCTTGTGCCAGTAGCCGCACCGATGACTGGTGTGGTCAACGCCATTGAGGTGCTAGTGCAAGCACTGATGTTGCCAGATGTCACCGTGCCCAGCACAGGCGTAACCATTGTTGCATTGGTAAACAACAGCGCGTTAGTGACCTGTTTTGTGGTGCCTCCTTGCACAATTGGCAAGACATCACCAACGGCAGCAGCCGTGGCTACAGGGAGGGCAGAAATTGCAATAGTAGCCATGTTAGTAGTTCCCGGCAAAAATGTTAAACCGCTGTCTGGACGACACGATAGCGTAAGGCATAGACATCACATCGTCAGGGTTGTTGATGCGCTTGATGTTGCGCTTGCTGGTCATGGCGATGCGCCGTACTTGTGGGCTAGGCTCGACACCAAACTCAGGTGCTATTTCCATCGCCAAGTTAAAGACAAACGCACGAAGATAGCCAGGCGGGAACAGGATGTTGGTCGCCAAGGTGGCAGGCGTTGTCAATTGTTGAACGCTGATGAAGTGCCACTCCAAGTCCCGTGTAGGCCGAGGGTAAATGTACATGTCAACATCTGGGTACGTCATGTTGACAAAAATAACTTGCGGGTACGTGCTGGTTACCGTCTTGACCGCAATCCCGTTGTACTGCTGCTGGTTGATGAACTTGATGCCGTAGCTGACGTTGGTGCCCGGGTCGCGGTAGTAGGTAGCGTCATCCAACAGGACAGGCCTGTTGCCCACAAAGTTGCCTGTTGGGCCAAGGGTACGATTGATCTGACCAGCAGGCCAAGTAAAGGTCTGGTCTTGGGTGCTGAACACCGACAACCGCTCAGTGTTCCAACTGTCAATCATCTGGTCAAGCGCCGTCAACGAATCTTGCGAAACTTCCGCAGAAGACGTTTCTCCTTCGGCCAGCACACCTAGCAGTCGCAGCGCCCGGTTGATTTGATCGCCAGCGGTGTAAATCGCCATCTTAGACTCCTTCTGCTACAACCCTGCGCGTGTACCTGCGCTTTACTTCCAGCGCGTTTACGGGAGCCGCCTCCTCAACGACAGGCGTATCCTCAGTATATCGCTTCCAACCGTTCTTCTCGTCGTACTCAGCTTCCAAGTCCATCGTTGCGACTTTTCTACCGTGGATCGGATGCGCCAAGTAAATCACTGCCATTTGTGTTTTCCAGTTGTTTTAGCCAATAACCGCAATCCTGCAACGCACCAAGCGTTGCGTCCAAATCTGAACGCAAACGCTCGGCTTGTTTTTGCAGACTCTGCACCCGCTCCATCACTACTTCACGGGTGATCATCTTTAGGCAGCAATAGCAGCAGTCACATACAACGGCAGATAGCGAATGCCATCAGGCGTGACCACTTTAATCGCTTGAACTGGACGGATTGTTGGCCCCGAAGTTGTGTCTTGCAACAGCTTACCCGAACCTTTAGTCACACCGGCCAGATTAAACAACGTCCCGCTTGTATCAAATGTTGCCTTGTCAGCGCCATAAGAACTCAAGTAAAGGAACGATGTATTCGTGCCCGTAACAGCACCCGTAGGCATTCCAATCTCACACTCCATTGCAGCGTAGGTGCCTTGGGTACAGCCAGCAGACAAGACGATTTCGCCAACGGTGCCAGAGGCCAGACCAGTTACGCGCCCACTTGCGCCAAACTCCAAGTAGCCATATAGGCCATTAGCGTAGGCACCCAACGCCACGTTTGCTTCCAAGTCTGATTTGCTTGCCCATCCCACAGCTCCAACACCCGTAAGGGTAAGTGAAGTTGAAAGAGCGGCAGCGTTAGTGCTCCCGGTGGTTGAATTTGTAACGTCAATAGTAACCGCAGCAGTTGACGTAACCGAGCCAGTAACTGCTAGTGTGCCAGTAATCGTAGAGTTGTTAATAGTCGCGCCGTCTAGGTACGGGTCTTCATACGCAACACCAACAGGTTTTGTATTTGTAGCCATGATTGTTTCCTTTAAAAACAGGGGCCGAAACCCCCGTTAAATTTAGGCAATACGGTACACAGTCCACGCGCCAACCGAAGTCAAACGTGCGCGGAAATGAGCGCCAATGCCAGAAGCAGGAGTAGCGCCAGAGCCAACCAAAGTCCAGCCAGTGTTGACAGTCACGGTAGCCACACCAGAACTGGTGGAGATAACGAAAAAGTCAAATGTGCTGCCAACTTTGGCGCTGCTGATTCGGTCGTCCACGCCGCCCACGCCAGCCACCAGCGGAAGCTGGAAGTTGTTGGCGTTAGTTTGTGTATATACAACCAAGCCACCTTCAAGTTCAGCCACGGTCAGGAGAACGCCTGCGTTAGCTGTGTAAGTTGAGGGTGCTGGGCTGTAGCCCAGAGTAGTTTCGTTCAGGTTGCCGTCACCAAGTTGGTAACCGCCTGCGCCATTAGGGAGTGCCATGATAGTTTCCTTAAAAATGATTTAAAAAACGCCCCCGAAGGGGCATTCAATTTAGCCCCAGATGCGGCAAGCCATCTGTGGACGAATGGTAGAGAAGCCATACAGCACATCAATACGGCAAGGCATACGGTCGTTGTTGATGTCGTACTGACGAACAACGCGCAGGCTGATCCCGTTGTGAACTGCGCGTGCAGCCATATCCACCCCCTGCGGCATGAGAAGGTCAGCCGTAGCAAACGTGATTGCGTCCTTGTGGTAAACCAAATTCTGTGCGTAAGCAGTAGAAGCGGTTCCAACAAAGGTTACGACAGCGCCCGTAGCTGGCAGCGTAGTCATGGTAGCCAGTGCATGAGATGCGGAGTACATAGCAGCCACAGTCACGGTCCAAGTACCAGTTGATGCAGTTGCGTCAGTCAGAGCCACGAACTGGAACAGCGAACCAGTGGTTTCACGGGTTTGCGGATTCACAGCAAAGACGCTGCCACAAGTAAACACATCGCCTTCTTTGATGGTCGTGGAAACCGAAGCCTGCTCCAACAGAATGGTGGATGCGCCTTCGCTCGTCACCCCTGGCGTCTTCACCAAAGTAGACACAGCAGCGTCACGCGAACCAGTGGTGTGCTGCTTGATGGACTGAGACATGTTGACTTCATCAAAGCCCAACACGCCAGTACCCATCATGCCGTTCTTAAACTGTTTGCTAATGGTGTCGGTGGGATTAAACAGACCTTTCATGCCTTCAACCAAACCAGCGTTTGCAGCGGGGTTAACCGTTGCATAGCGGGGCGTCATTACGGCAGCGTTCTCGTTCAGCTTCTGCTGGGCTTGCAACAGCACCAGAGAGGTAGAAGGAGTCGTGCCGGGGGTGCCTACCGTGTTACCGATGGTCTTGTACGCATTGGCAACGTCAGCATCAATGCTGGATGCCAACTGGCTGATACGTGGCTTAAGCACACGTTCTGCGAAGTCGTCCAACTGCATCGTCAGTTCAGCGGAGGTGAAGTTCACGCCGATATGCTTTTGGGTGGAGACAGTCAGCGTGGTGAACTGCTCGTTGTCGTCCTGAACTTGCAGGGCAGCACCGTCAGTGACCAGAGCGCGGTCGGGCAGGCGAATACGCAGAGTAGAACCAATCTTGGCACCACTGACAGCAAAGCTGTCGTCGTACTGACGGTTTACGTTGCGGGTAAGCACCAGGTTGTTTTCGAGAATCTCAAGCGCCTTGCGCGTGATCATGTCGATGGTAAGAATCGAATTAGCCATGAAGAAAATCCTTTAAAAGTTAGCGGGTTTGCGCTTCCCACTTTTTCCGTTGTCGTGCCCTATCGGCTTCAATCCACTGCGAAGCCGTCATGTTCTGGGTAGAACGTGGGTCCGTAGTGTCATAGGCCGGTGATCCAGTGGATCGGGCAGTGACAGGCGAAATCGGCGCTGGCGCTGATGTAGTACGTTTCATCGGAGGGTCAGACGCCAACTTGGCTTCAATCCTTCCGATTTCCCTTGCCTGGACAAGCGGGGCTAGGCGGGAGATACGCGCTGCATCTTTGGGATTGGTTCCGAGATAGTAGGCTAGCTCAGGTCCAACGTCCGAAGACCGAATCGTATCAGCCATCACATCAGTAATCGTCAGCTTGGGGTTGTACGCGACCTGTTCAAAGTCATCGTACTTAGCCCGTGCTTCCTCTTCCTTGTCGTGATAACTCTCAAGAACTTGCGAGTGCTGCTTGGCCGCTTCCCGTTGCGAAATCAGTTGTTCGGCCTTTTGATAGGTCAACGCATCGGCGTAAGCCTCTGGCGTTTCAAACTGATCCGCAGACTGTGCTGCCGGAGCCCTCAAGGTCTGCGTTTCCGCAACCCTCTGTGCTTGTTCCCGTTCCCACTTTCGTTGCTCTCTTGCGAGGCGTTTTCCAATAGCCGCATCAAGTTCCTCTTGCGAGAAGGTCTTGGGTGCTTCTGCTTCCGGCGCGTTAACTTCGGGTTCAGGTGCAGCCGTTGCCACCTGTTCCAGCGCGGGTTCTACAACCGCTAGGTTCTCTTCCGACATTTTTCGATTCCTAAGAATCCCTGATGAATCGCATCAGTACGTTTTGTCAGCATTATGCTGGAATTTGCCCTGTCATTCAAAGTCAATAGGTTGTGTTGTTTGCAACCGTACCCTCACCACCGGCAATAGTAAACCCGGATTGCGTGTTTACCGAAAGGTTAGATGAAAGCAATGCTGATGGAGTTGGATTCCCAGAAGCGTTTATCGCATATGTAGCCCTAGCACCACCAGATCGTGTGTCATTTACTATGTTGCTGTTTGCGATGTAATTGCTGCACTCAGACAACAAAATAACATCGGTGTTTGTAGAGCAATTGTAAAAAGAATTTCCATTTACTTTTAACCCAGAAACGCGAAACAAATACAAAGCAGTCCCTGTTAAATCTGTGAAGGTGTTGTTTTCAATATCAATTGCCAAAGAATTAGGCCGAGTCCCTGATGAATTTAATTTAATACCAAATTCTGTAGAAGTAATTCTATTGCCATTAAACTTTACGTTTTTTAAACCGTATGCGCTAGAGCCACCAGACATATTTACAAACGAGCCATATTCACCAAACACGTTGTTGTTTGAAATTACGGCGTCAAGCGTAAACAATGTAGTGCCAGCAGAAGCTCCTGCAATTTGTAACACTGCTGCTGGAGCTACACCCAAAATGCGAGTGTCTCTAAACGAGTTGTCGCCGATAGTAAGCGCCCGTGAATAGGCTTGAATTATTGGATGAGTAATGTCACCAGCATTGAAAAAGTTATTGCCGCTGATAAGTTTGCCAGTACCAAGTCCAGCCATCACAAGATACGCCAAAGAACCATTCAAAGTGTTTCCGTGGAATTTGAAGCTGCCGAATGTGTAAGATTCAACGCGAACGCGGAATACATTATTGGAAACAATACCGTTTTCAGATTCAAAAGACCCAGTATCAAAAGTTACAGAATGATCTGACCCTGTATCTGGTATATCAAAAATGCAATCAGTCACGATCATATTGAACGTAGACGAAATGCTTAGATATGTAATACCCGTAGCATTTGTGGCTGTGGTCGTCTTGAAATAACAACCGCTGACCCGTGTGTTTAGATTGTGATACGCAGTAACAGGGTTTGGCGAACCAAAGCTAAGCCCACCAGTTACCGTGGCTTCTTCACGAAGCGCAAAATTTCCATTGTTTATAAAATCGCAATTTTCAACCGTGATGTTTCTGGCGTAAGTAGCGTCGCCAGCATCTGACTCAACATCAACCCCAAACAAACCGCAATCTTTGAACGTGCAACCAGTAATAGTTACATCGTTTGCGCCATCGGTAATACTTATGCCATTGCGTGTAAATTGTTCAATAAGACAATTTTCAATAAGGATGCTATTGCGACCTGACGCCCCAGTTTCAATATAAATCCCATCTGGCCCTTGGGCTTTAATGGAGATATCATAGCCGTTATAAAAGTGGCAATTGCTAACCGTGACATTTGTTGCATTTGCAATATACATGCAAATTTTCCAAATTGCTGATGGGCCAGAAGGAGCATTGTCATCAAACTCAATGTTTTCTATACGAACGTTATCAACAATAGCTGCGTCATAAGCCACACCAATAATAATGTTGCCTTTTCGTTTAAGCACAGAGCCAAGTTCGCCGACTAACGCCACATCAGAAGACATATCAACGCGGTCAACATAGTACGTTCCAGAAGGCACAAACACTGTACCGCCACCAACAGCAGCGGCAGCAATTGCCAAATCAAACGCAACTGTATCTTCTGTAGTGCCGTTACCTACCGCGCCGTAATCCAGCACGTTAAAGTACGCGCCTTTAATCATGGAAAAACTAACTTTTGTAAGCGCCATGATTTGCCTCAGACTGTGTATGTAATCGAGAAATAAATATCTGACGTAGAAGCCAAAATGTTAGCAACGGTCATTGTTGTGTAATTGGCGTTCAGAGCTGAAAATTCGGTAAATTGAACCAATGACAATGCTGGATCAATCTGTGGACGCCAGCTATTAAACGAATAGCTTACCCGGCCCATTACACAAGTTCCAGTAGCAGTAAGCCCGGCAGCATTGGCAAAAGGAAGCCCCCGAATACTTAAATTGTTTCCGGCAGTCATCCCGGTAGTGTCGATGTTGTCTAAACTTGCCTGAACAAAAACAGTGCGGCCAATTCGGGTATACCTAGCAACAGTCGTTCCCACGGTTGCCAAGTTTCCTCCACTGGTTGCGTCTGCAACTACTGGCGTCCAAGTGCCTTCCTCGTACCAGTTCAGCAATTCGCTGGTCATTCCGGCAGCGCCAGTGTTTGCGGTAAAGTCAACGCCTTGTCCAGCAGTCGCCGGAATTACGTTACCAGTGAGTTTAATGCTGCCTACAACGTCTAGTTTTTGCGCTGGCGTAATGATGCCAATACCTACACGATCGTTTGTTGCGTCGGTAAAAAACAGATTGGCATCTGTGTCGCCTTCAATCCGCACGTTGTAAATAGCCCCAATATCGTTAATCACAAGGTTGGTCGTGCCGATAATCATCTTCTCGGTAGATGCGCCGCCTGTTGCAGTCTCAAAATGAATTTGCCCTGTTTCAGCCGTTGACGTTGGGCTAAGAATTGATCCGTGAATGAGAGCGTATTGCTGTTTGT